CAGGACAGCCGCCGATACATCATCAGTAGCTGCAGTACAAATTTCAACTACCGGAGAAGTATTAGATGTAACAGTTTGCGACTTTGATGATGGTTCACTACTCTCTGTCAGCGGCTCTATACCATACGTAAATTACTATGTTGATTATAGAGTAGACCCTAATGACGGTAAAGCTAGAGTATGGGGTATGACTATTTATAAAACAGGTTCTCAAGACTGGAATTCAATCGAAGGTGCTGTCTCACAGTCTTTGCAGTCAATCAACCAAAACTTCTCAGCTAGTAATTTTAACGACTTCATATCAGCTTCAGTATCAGAATACTTTGATAATAATATTACCGGAACTATTACAGACGCTTCTAACCAAATATCTTCTTCAATACAGTTTCAAGGGTACCCTCTCTACAACCAAAGTACTTTACCTTCTGAAGGAACTGAGACATGGAATGATCTTGGGCAAGATGCGTACCTTATTAAAGTGAACTACGACACTGGAAGTAATAATAATAGAAGCGCCCTAGATGGACAATCTGAGTTTGTTACACTAACCGGACTAGCTCCTAATACTACCGGAAACGCTACCTACGATGGTACTCACGAATCAATAACCGATATTAATTACGTAGGATTTGGTATTGTTGACCATAATGATGAAGATAGATTTCATATTGGATACCAATGGGCTGATGGCTCTCTAACAAATAGTAATATTTATATAGCGCATGGATATAAATCTTCAACATACGACCCTGATACAGATGCAGATTCACGTCATATACTAGTAAATCAAGATGAATTAATAAGTGACTTTTCAAGTACATCAACTTTTGAAATAGAAATCTTTGGATGGTGGCTTGCTAATAAAAGAGACGGAGCTTTTAACGTTAGTATAGAGCTATGGAGCGGCGGAACTTGGTCTAAAGTAAATGGAGGTGAATTTTCAAACTCAGGCGGTACTAAACATAGTACAATTGGACCCTACTACCTATATACTACAAGAGGAAATATAACTGCTTATAATGAATCGGATGCGTACAAATACGGCGATAGACTTCTTAATCACCCAACTAATCAGTCAGCCTATATTAAACTAGGTACTTTAACATTTACTGATAGCTCAACCGGTAACTTTAAACGAAACCTATTAGTTGATGGAGTTGCGTTCTAATGTTATGGATTATAAACATATTAAAAATATTACTGAACTCTTTGTAAGAGAGTTTTCTGAATGTAGATCCTATCGTGAAGTTATTTTAGACTACACAATATGTGACCATAATGTAGAAAGCTTAACAAAAGAAAAGTTTTGTTTGGACGTAAAATCTGATTTAGATTGCCCTGCCTACCGTTTACTTTGGATTACTCCTAATGGAACATTGCTTTTTTCTAAACCACCACACCAAAGTGTAAAGCTAATGGATCACCGTCAAACAGTTATTTACATACTAAAAAAATATTATAAACTAATACCTGTAAAAGAAAAGACTGAAGTACTCAAACATTTTTTTGGAACTATATACAATAATCCTAAATTAAAAAACTTTTTTGAATCTGAATCTAATCCAAAAAGTTCTATCCCAGAAGGGTTATACGGTGATTTTAACTCTAACGAATTTGAGCATAGAATAAAAGGAGGTAAAAAAGTACCTCGCTTTGCAACTTTTTTTACGAGGTTTATGTATTTAACTGGTTTTGTAAGAATAAGACTAAAAGAAGATATAATTAAAAGTGAAAGTAAACCTGATGATTTTAGTCCTTTGAGGGAAGACACAGGATTGAATATAGAAAGCTGGACCCAACTAACCTTAAATCAACAGCAATTTTTAAGAGAATTTATACTACTAAATAAACTTTTAGATAGAAACGCTGTTTTTTTAGATGATAATACACTGTATAAATCCTTAAATTCTAGTCTAGGGTTTGAAATTGAAGAAAAATTTCATACCTTTGGTCATGCATACAGGTTAATAAATAAAACTTAATACTATGACACATCCTTGTTGGACTTACCACAGTAAAATCGTAAACGAAATATCAGATATGCCTGAAGATACTTATGGCTTTATATACGAAGTAACACATAAACCTTCTGGTTTAAAATACATTGGTAAAAAAGTTTTATATTTTGAAAGAAATAAAAGACTTGGTAAAAGAGCTCTTCAAGCGTTAAGAGAAGAGAGAAAATCTAAAGGCATAGGAGGAAGAGTACCCTTGAAACAAAAGGTAATAACTGAATCTGATTGGCAGGATTATTACGGCTCTCATGAAACTATCAAAAAACTAATTGCTAATCATCCAGTAGAACAATTCGAAAGAAGGATTTTACAGTACGTTAGTAATAAAAAGCAACTAACATATTTTGAATGTAAGCACCTATTTATAAATGAAGTACTAGATACTCGTAATAATTACATTAACGATAATATTCTAGGAAAATTTTATAGTAAAGATTTTCACTTATGAAATTAGTAGATATATTACTTAAAGAAGATGGACACGGAGACGGGTACGAAGAAGGTAACATAAAGTTAATGGGCGATTTAATTTTGCCTATAGATAAAGAAAAAGTTCTTCAAGCTGAAGACGATAAATATAATAGAGGACTATTAGTAACTAGCAGAGAGGATAGAAGCTACGATATAGCTTATTGGGCTGATAAATTTGAACCTTACCCTATAGAAGTAGAAATAGACGGTAAATCAGTCTCTAAAGATGCTAAAGTTATCAAGTTACTATTTCATCCTGAAATGAAATAACTATGATTAAATTAAAAGATATTATCGGATACCCATCATTAAAGTACCACGTAGACAATAAGCTCTCTTTACATGAGCATGTCTACCGTTATAATTCGGATGCCTTTATACAACTATTCAAAGAAGCAAGAGAAGCTCTTAGAGACGAAGCAATCGAGTTAGATGAAGCTGATAAAGAACTTTTAGAAACAACAGATATAGGAGAGTATGCTGAGTATAATGGTTTAAAGGTTCCTTTAGACTTACCTATGGTATCTCCAAAGTATAACCCTCTGTTTGAAATCGGATGTATGATCGACGATATGATCGAAGATGAAAATACAATCGATGAAGCTTCTTCGATAGATGAAATGATTAACTACGAACTAGTTAAAGAATTAGTAGAGTCTATTGGGGGTAATATAAACATGGACAAATTTAGAAAAGCAGTTTCAATACAAAACGAATCTTTTGATTATAATGGTTTTGAAATGCTAAAAGCGTCAGTTGATTACATACCGGAAGCTGAATACAGAGGTAAAAAGGTTGCTCTTAACAAACCTAAAAGAGGTGGGAGTAAAAAGTTCTATGTCTATGTTAAGTCAAAAAAAGGTAATGTAAAAAAAGTTTCTTTTGGTGATACTGGTCTTTCAGTCAAGTTAAAAAAGAGAGGAGCTAGAGCTTCTTTTGCTGCTAGACATAAGTGTGCTACAAAGAAAGATAAAACAAAAGCAGGTTATTGGTCATGTAATATTGGCCGTTATTGGAAATCATTAGGTGGATCATCAAACTTCTCAGGTTACTGGTAGACCTTATTCTGAATTAAAAGAAGACGGTTATATAATAAGAGAGTTCGCTCACGATACTCCCTCATTTGAATTTGTATGGCATAGAGACAAAGAAGATAGGTATGTACAAGCATTACATTATACTGACTGGCAATTCCAGTTAGATAATCAAACACCTCAAAGATTAACAGAAACCAAACTATTTATACCAAAAGAGACTTATCATCGGTTAATAAAAGGAACTGGTAATCTAAAAGTAAAAATATATGAAATGTAATTGTAAAGTATGTAACTGCGGTAAATCTTGTGATTGTAGTTGCTGCGACTGTTAATTATGAATTTGTCTAGTATTTTATTGAATGAAGGCTACTTAGATAATTTAGCAGTAAAGCTATCTAAAAAATTCCCTCATTTAAAGTTTTATGTGAAATTTGGAGAAAGAATAGATGTTAAAGGTTCACAGCAAGATATGGCAGATTTCGGTAATAAATACCATGGTCAAGTATTAGGAGATTATGAAGTATTTCATACAGATGATGATGACCAAGGTGAAATTGTAAGAATTATAAAAAGAGACTGATTATGAAGTTATCAAAGATCATTTTAGAAAAGAAGAGAATAATACATCAATCTGAGATTAATCTTTCAGAAGAAGACATTTCTACGTTAGCTGAAGCTATCTCTTCTAAACTTGATGACTATCTTGATGTTGAGAATAAAGAACTACTTAACCATACGGTTAAAGCAGCTATAGAAGAATTAACGATCTAATTAGTTGCTTATTCGAAATAAAGTTCTTATCTTATAATTAAGATACGGACTGGGTTATGGACTATACTTTCCTTTTAGGATCTATCGAAAACTTATTGGGCAAAAGCCACAAGAGAGCGAGAGGCAACCATGCTTTTCACTGTCCTTTTTGTAATCATAGAAAACCTAAGCTAGAAATTAATATGGCAACTAACGAACATGGAAAAAATCCATGGGAATGTTGGGTATGTGAAACTAAAGGAACTACTATAAGATCTCTACTTTACCAACTTAAAGTACCAAAAGCACAATCAGCTGAAATATTAAAATACTTACCTAAAGGAGCACAAATAGAATATAAAGGGATATCTATATTAAAGATACCTGATGAATATCAGTCACTCTCATCCGCATCAGAATCATCGGTTATAGCTAATACAGTAAAAAACTATCTATATGAACGAGGACTTTCCAACAATGATTTTATTAAATACCAAATTGGGTACTGTACATCTGGAGAGTATGGAGGACGAATTATTATTCCAAGTTATTCTGAATCCGGACAACTCAATTTTTTTATTGCGAGAGCTTATGATGGAAACTACTTCAAGTACAAAAATCCTGAAATATCTAAAGACATAGTCTTTTTTGAAAACTTAATTAATTGGAATGCTCCTATAGTTCTTTGTGAAGGAGTATTCGATGCAATGTCTATAAAACGTAATGCTGTACCTTTATTAGGTAAAAATATGGCACCATCACTATATAAAAAGTTATTAACCAGCTCTACTTCGGATATATACGTTGCTCTAGATTCTGATGCTAGAGACAGAGCTTTAAAAATATCAGAACAACTACTTAATCAAGGTAAAAAAGTTTACCTGGTAGAAATGAAAGATAAAGACCCTTCTGAAATGGGATTCTTTGCTTTTACTAAACACATACAAAATGCACAAGAGCTAGATTTATCTTCTCTTATGATGCATAAACTTGACTTATGATCAAACAAGGAATGAACATTCTTAAACAGAATGAAAAAAACAGATTAGATTTTAACCCAGAATTAAAGCAAATAAACTTTCTAGATAGGAGAGTTTATAAGAGAGGCGAAGGAGTATATTACCCGTCCGTAACCACTATACTCCAGTATATGCCCAAGAATAAGTTTTTTGAGTCATGGCTTAAAGACGTTGGGCATAACGCCGATCTTATAATGAGAAGAGCAGGTAAAGAAGGTACTCAAGTACATGAAGCTGCTGAGAAGCTAGTAGAAGGAGAAGAAATCTCTTGGATGGATGATTACGGTAATGCTAAATACTCTCAGATAGTATGGGAGATGATACTTAAGTTTGCGGAGTTCTGGAAGGAATATAAACCCGAACTTATATCATCTGAACAATTTGTATGGTCAGATAAGTACAAGTATGCTGGTACTGCAGATATAGTCTGTAAAATTAAAGGAGAGGTATGGTTATTAGATCTTAAAACTTCTAATAGTATACATAAATCATACGATCTTCAGTTAGCTTCTTATGCTAAAGCTCTTAAAGAGAGTAGAGATGTAGAGATAGAAAGAACTGGTATCATATGGCTCAAAGCTAAATGTAGAGGACCTAGTAAGCAGAAAGGAGTAATGCAAGGTAAAGGTTGGAAAGTACTACAGATAGATGAAATAGAAAAGAACTTTAAACTATTTAAAAACATATACGAACTATATCAGTTAGAAAATCCTAATACTGAACCGATTTATAATAGTTACCCTACTACTATAAAAGTGTAACTATTTATAATAAACTATATATGAAGAACTTTATTTTATTGTTTATTGGTCTAACTTTTATTAGCTGTGGTAGCTTTCAATTATCTACTATTAACCATTCACCTATAGTTACTCAAGAAGGTATACTGGTAGATGTTATAGATAATGAATACTCACTTCAAAGAAAATTTGACAGAGACAATAAGTTTAGATGGAATTTTGCTCAATATGCTATGGATCAAGATCTATCGTGGTACTATTCTTTTTATAATAGAAATAGATTATTCAGATATAATTTTAATCTTACACCTTGGGATCTTTATGTAAATAAATACGATTTCTGGTTTGATTGGAATTTTAATTATAATTTTAGATCCTATAGATTCTGGAATCCTTACAGGTTCAATTCTTGGG